GCTTGAAGAAGTTCCATGGCAGGATCAGTGACGATGTAATCATTGACTCTGCCAGTTACCATCATCAGCGATTAATATGTAAGCATTACATGTTTAAATTGCAATGTGGTAGCGTGGAGGATATGTTTGAGCGATTATAGGGATTACGAGGTGTGCCTGAAGGTGCACATTCGATCGATCCATTTCGCTTAATTCCTTCGAAATGCGTCCTTGACAAGCCTTTCCGCAGTAATAATAAGTTTAAGATTATTTCTGGGGATAAGACCTGTTTTCAAGGAGGTAAACTGGAATTTGCACGGGGTGACGAGAAGCCTGATGGATGTTACAAAACATTTGTCACACCGTGCTATCATAGTTCTGGCCTGATATGGCAGAACCTTGACGAGGAGTTAGAAATAGCTTTCAACTATCGCCTCGGATGCGTGCGAGAACCACTTAGGGTTGGTTTTCACGAACAGCTCATGTCTAATCAGAATATGTTCTTTAAAAATAATACAGTATTAAGTAATTTTGCAGATGATTTCTCACGTTACTTAGATGTTGTTTTTGAGAATATTGGTGATATGGATGTAGAGCTGTGTAAATACTCGCATATGCCACACCCTAAAAAGAAGCTTAGAATCAGGGCAATGAAGAATATATTGGATAGTGGAGACTTCTACCACCGCACGTTCAATAAGTCTGTTACAGGAAAAGTTAAAAGAGCTGAGATTGCTAAAGCTAACAAAGCCACTAGATTGATTAATGACCTCACTTGTGAGGGCTCATTACTCGCTGGTTTTGTTGCTGATAAGATTAAGTCCGCAATGGCTTCTTACACTAAAGAGCACTTTTTTCAATTTGTTAAGTCACCAGATTTGGGTGTCTTAAGTACTGTATTTTCTAAACTCATATCCCCGGAGGGAGGATTTTATTTCCCTTTCTTTTCTGACGATTCGTGTGTTGCGATTCGTTGTGTTGATGGCGTCTTCATGGCGAATGTAGATATTTCTTCGTGTGATGGCTCACACGGTAAAGTCGTTTTTGATTTTCTAAGACGAGTTACGCGCGGAGATTCTAGATTATTTCGCTATGTGGATGGCGCTATCAAGCAGTGTGAAATGGGCTTAACATTAGTGTCTAGCGCCACACGCCAGAAAGTTGTGCTGAAACCCAGCACACCCACTCTCTATTCAGGGAGTACTCTTACAACCTTAATCAATAATTTTGCAAACATTGCTATTGCTTGTGCTGTCAAATCTGCACTACGTAGTGATCTACGAAAGAGTGATTGTGAAGGATTAGTTCGTTCCGCGGCGGAATCCGCAGGGTATATCGTCACTGTGCAGGTGTGCGAGACTTACCATGGACTTCAATTCTTAAAACACTCTCCTTGCGAAACTGCTACTCTGGAAATTGTTCCGGTATTGAATTTAGGAGTTGTTTTGAGATCATTAGGGTGTTGTTGGGGGGACTTGCCGTCATATAGTGATATTTTGGGACGGAAAGCTAGTTTTGAGCAAAGAGCTTATTTGTATAACACATCTCAAGTACAGTGTTACAAAAATGGCCCAACTCATTCATTGGTGAGAAAATTGCGTAGTATGTATAAGTGCCACGTGGATATACCTTACGATCCACGTAGTTGGCTACTTAACAATATTACCGGTGATTATTCAATGTATAGCATTCCTGATCATGAGATTGCAACGAGATACGGAGTGTCTGCTGAAGACATACAGGAGCTTTGTTCATTAACGCAAGAAGGTGTTATGATCAATTGCACTGCTTCTCGTGCAATACTATCATTAGATTACGGTTTATAGTCATGCCGTCGGGTTCATTCACCCCGTTTGTTTAAA